CGTGTGTAGAACTCTTCTTCTACCTTGTTAGTCTTGTCGTTAATAACTTGATATTTCATAAGATTAATTTTAAATTTTGTCTAATATACACAATTGTTTATAAATACAAAAATCAGTTAAAAAAACGATTAGTTCAATTTTTTGTATCTTTGTATATAAACTTAAAATTAATATTATGAGTAAAACAAACAACAAAGTAAAAATTTTCTTAAATCTGGAAGATGTGAAAAATCCTAAATTAGAAATCACTGAAAACAAAAAAGTAACCAAAAAAAGAAAGGTTAGAAGTATGAGTGAAAGTCGTTACTGGGACAACCTTGCAACACATCACGAAAGGTTTTCAGATTATGGTGAAGATGACTAATATATAGTTATATTCAAATTAACAACCACCTATCAAGGTGGTTTTTTTTTGCTTTAGATTTACAGCTATACAAAAAAAAAGGGGGTAGAAATACCCCCTAAATTGATAACCCACTAACTCTAATTAACATCTATCTGCGTTCCTTGTGATTCTGCTTCATACGCGGCAGTTGTTATAAAATCTGGTGCTTCTGTTTCTTGTGAAACAAAAGTCAATGAGTAACCAAATAAGTCACCCATAGCCGCCCCATTTGAAAAATTACCAGTCGTAAGCTCTGAACCGTGGTCTTTACCCATCAATCTGAAATTACCGTTATAATCTTCTACAATGATATGTGGTCTTGATACTGCAAGCAATTTAATTTCTGCTTGTGTTTTTTCTTCTTGAAATATAAGATTCAAAACTAATGTTGACTCGTAGAATGTAGTACCGTTTTCTCTTGATGAAGTGACTACCGTATCAAAGGTTGAGTTTCCTTTAATATCAAATTTCATAAATGTCGGTGTTCCACCAAAATCAGTAATCATATTGTTTGCGACCGTAATAGCTCCTAAAGTGCCATAATCTACAAACGTTACTGATTTCAATCCGCCGACTCCCGTTTTACAAGGTAGTTCTCGTCCCGAAGTTAATAAACACGCCATATTTTAAATTTTTTAAAATGGGGGCTATTACACCCCCGTGATACAATTATGAAGAGTAAAGTACAATGTCAGAACCAATTCCGTGCTGTACTCCTGCACTTCCCCTTAAAACAACTCTTACGTTTTGACTTCCATCTATATCAGCCATATCAATCAACTTGACTTCCTGCCAATCATTGAGCAAGCCCGTTCCAAAAAATAGGTTGCTAGCTTCTGCCGCCACTAATGTGTCAGCCGCAAGACCCGGCGCAACAAATAAATTGATACCTTGAAAATTCAACTCTGTTTTTCCAACGTTATAAAGTTCTCTATAACCAAGAGCCGCTTGAGCTTGAATATAAAATTTAGCCGCGCTTGTTGGTAAATAAATTTGAACATCTTCTTTTGAATAAACTGAAGAAGGAATTGCGTCAACTACTTTTCCAAGTTCAGCAACAATGTTGCTTGCGCTCAAAGTTGTGCCAGAAACATCTACTACGTCGCTATCAGCTAGTAATAAAGTTTTAAATCCATCAAACTCTCCGTTGGTTGATGTTGAACCGTTCCAAATATTTTGTTCAACCTTCTCTGCAACTTTTGCTGATACTTGTCCAATTAAGAAATCAGAAAATGACGGCGGTAGATTGTCATATTGGCTGAAGCCCATTGAAATCGCATCCCAATCTTGTCTGAAGTCTTTTTTACAAAGCTGAAGGTTTACTTGAAACTCTTCTGGTTGTAAAATTCTTTCAGTCAAAGTAACGTTTGAAGTCGGGTCAAAATCACAAGAAGCGTCCTTTAAAATACTATCTAAAGCCAGTTTCTTAATTACTTCCTTGAATTTAATATTTGGTTTTACAGTCACACCGCCTTCTGACAGTGTTTTGCCACTAAGAAGTGCCGCCGCGATATATTGACCAGCGAACTCTCCTGCGTATGTTGTTGTTATTGATGTTGTTGTTGCCATATCTTTAAATTATTTTTTTTAATTATTAACCTGTCGCTGTTATACCACCAGAGTTTAAAGCATTACCAAAGACAAAGTATTTACTACCATCAGACCAAATGTCAACGTAGTCTCCTAAATTGTCGGCTGTATGCACAAAATTCAACTGGTCTGCGGCATCTACATCTACAACTGCACCTGCCACAATTATTGAACCTTCCATAACGTCAGAAGTTCCACCAGCTATTACAGTATTAGCCGATGTTAAACCGCCTGTTGTTACAAATCTTACAATAAAACCTTCGGAAACTGCTGGAAGTGTAACTGTTCCACCCGTTCCGCTAACTTTAAATACTTTTCCGCTATCAGCAAGAGTAAGAGAGCTTCCAACCGTGATTGCTTCGTATTTGTCAAAAATTCTTTTAACGTCATTATTGACGTGAGTTAATACTGCCATAATTATTTTTTAATTTTTAAAATGTTATTCATTACTCTATCAAGAGTTCCTTGTCTCCTATTTTGAGCAAACTGAAATTTAACTTTTTCTTCAATTTCTGGATTGTGCTTGATAGGTTCAACTGCTGGTTTTGATAGTTCTTCTTTTTCTAAAATTTCAGTAACAGCAAGACCAACTTGGGATGACATTTCTTCTTTTTCTTTATCTTCCTTTTCGTCTTTGTGTTCCATCATTTTTTTGATTTCGTCTTTTAAATGAGACGCTAAATTTTCCATTTCCTTGCGAAGTTCATCTTTTGTGACGTATTGCATTTTCTCGTCCTTTTTTTCTTCGTGTTCTTCTGCTTTAATATCTTCAATCATACCTTCTTCTTTTATTGATAAAACTCTACCATCTTCTAATTCATACTCACCAATAGGAAGAGCGACTCTTTCATCATCAGTGACGATAAAAACTTCGTTCCCTTTTTCAAAGCTGTCAGATTCAAGTATAGTTCCGTTTTCTAATTTCAGTTGAGCTAGTTCAATGTCTGAAAGTTCAACTCCTAACAATGATTTAATGTTGTTTAACAATTCTGTCGCTTTCATATTTATCTATCGTTTTTAAAAATTAATTTTGCATTTTACCCCGTTCTATTTACTCCATTTATTGTTGCATTACTTCCACCTTTAAGTGAACCTATACCTTGAGCAATTAGTTCTCCAGTACAACACTCAATTCTATAATCTAAAGTGTCTCTGCATAAACACGCTCTACGACTTCCAGTCGGGCTTGTAAAACTTGGTAATACCTTCTTCATTTACCTTGTCCTTTATATTTTTTTTTGTAATTTTTACTTTGCTTCAGACTGCTCATTTTAGTTTTTGCGTGTACTCCTTTACGTTTTACTTTTTGTTTTTTTGTGTAATTGATTAATATTTTTCGTGCCAATTTTAGCTTTCTTTTTTGTAATCAAAGTTTTGTCCAGCAATAGCTAATTTTTCAATCACTTGGGATTGATAATCTCTAAGCATTTTTTCAACTTTCTCTTTTTCTAAAGTTAAATTTTGAAGTTGTTGCTCATAATTTTCCACTTTAGATTTTAGATTTTCAACTTCCGACGGGTCTTTACCAACAAAAGTTGTAATCACTAAAGTAAGAGAACCAACCAACATACCAACAATGACTTTAAAAATATCATTATTTGTATCTGGTATTTCAAAAAAAGCTAAAAAAAGAAGAAGCCCCATCACAAGAACAAATACTGTTGCGCTTCCCAAATATCCCCTTAATTCTTTGTTGTCTAAAATTTTCATATTAGTTAAAATTTATATTAATATATACTTGATTATTTTTTCGTGCTTTTTGGATGTTTGCTTGGAAGTAAATCATTGTCCGTTACATATTTTGGATTTTGTGGTCTACCATTTTTTACCAGATATAAATAAGCGTTTACTCTTGCCTGCGCCCAAGCCGACGGTGATTTAATTCTTGGGCTTCTTGATGTGTTAAAAGCACCAAGCCCCCTTTGAAATACAGCTCTTAATTGTCCAACAGTTACACCATAACCAAGTTTCTTTTTATACCTTTCATTGAAGTCATCAGCTTTTTTTTGTAGTGCTTTCTCGTCTCTTTGGCTTACTTTTGCACTTCTTGAATCTTTTGCAGTTCCTTTTGCAGTTCCTTTACCTTTTGGATTTGGGTTTGGTGTGTCGGACGCTGGTGCTTTCGGGCTTTTAATTATACCGCCCCTTTTACCAATTTTTGCAAGTTTGTCTTTTTTTACACACTTGTGTTTTTTGTAGTCTTTGACATAACCTTCTGGACATTTATATTTTCTAAATTCTTCTTCTCCAAGTGCGTGTTTTTCGCAAGGCATAAACCAAACTTGTCCTTCATATTCGTGTTCGTGGATTCCTTCACAACCAATATCTTTTGCAATTTTGACAGCCATATCTTTGCTTGCATAGGCAAGTCTGTCTAATATAATAGCAAAATCATCATTTACTTTTTGACTATACAAATCAAGTTTTCCAAGTTCTTTTAGCTTTGCTTCTGCATATCTTTTGCCAGCTTTACCACCCCAAAGTAAATAAGATATTGTGCCACACGCTTCATTATCTTCTGGCTTGTAATACTCTTCAGCCCTGCTCAAAAAAGAGTACATTCTTTTAATGGTGTTTTCACTTATTGGTTTACCTTTTGCTAGTTGTTGCGCTCTAATTTTACCAACATCTGTGGCGCATTTATTTTTGACTTTCTTGTTTAGCTCAATACCACGTTTTGCGTTGTTTCTTACTGCTTCTGGATAGTCATCATAACTTTCAAGTGTTACGTGATAACCTTTATTAAGATTGTTTCTTAAAATGCCTTTAATTTCAGAAAGTAATTCTTGAGCTTCATCTTCTTCATATTTTGAAAGTTTATCTTCTTTTTTTATTTGTGCTTTGTCTGCAAAATACCCTTCAATACTAAAACCTTTAACTTTACCAGTTTTAATAAACTCTTCCCAAATCTGTTCATTATTAACTTTGATTGTCCCCATCCAAGTGCCGACTGGAACATCTAAACCATATTTTCTTGACTTGTCAAATTTAGTATCTTCAACAATCCAACTTTCAACAAGTGTTAGACCTTTCAATGAATATTGATGTTCTAAAGTGGCGTTGTTTTGATTACCTTTTTGTAAATATATTTCAGACGCTTTTCTTACTGTATCTTTTGAGAAATAAATATAATATTCATCATCATCTTTTTTTCTGTAAATTGGCTTGTTTGGTACAAGCAAAGCACCAACTAAAATTTTCTTTTCTTTATCTGCTTCAGCTAGATATACAACTTCTTGTTTTTTTAAAGCAATAAACTCTTCTTCAATGGCAGGATTCTCCACAATGCTAATCGCTTCAATGCCAGATAATTCGTTTTCATCTAAAATCAATTCCACAATTCTCATATTAATATATCGTTTTTAAGTTATGTTTTTGTTATATGCTTGCAGTATCTTCGGTTTGTCTATCCAATGCTTGTTGTGTTGTCACTTCACTTGAAACTACAAACGCTTTGATTGGCTGTTGTTGTTTTTCTGCAATAGTTTCCGCCAACTGATTTGTTCCGCTAGCTCCAACAACATTGAACGCTGGTGCTGAAACACTTGGTCTTGAATCTGGTGTAGTCGCTCCGCCTGCACTTGCTCCAGCTTTACTTGCCGCGCTTTTTGTTGCTTTTATGGCTGATTTTACTGCTGACATAACACTCGCACCAGTTGCTATTGCAGTTAAAATAAACGGAATATTGAACGGGGGCGGTGCAGTATTGGTTGCTTTGGTGATAGAACCAGCGACTTGTGTGCTTGCTTCTGCTCCTTCTAATGTGACTTCTGCAACTTTATTTTTGCCTTTTACTGCAAGAGCTTTTGCGTCTTGTATTTGTTCTTTTGCTTGTAGTATGAACTCTTTAGCCAAAATTATCTGTTTAGCTAATAAGAGAGCTTTTCCGAGCGCTGTTTCTTCTCCAGCTAGCTGAACAGCATTGTCAAAGGTTTCTTGTCTTAGAGCGATTCTCTGCGCTTCTATTTCTGCTTCTTTGTCAAGTTTTGCTTGCACTTCTGCGTCATTTTTTTCTTCTAACGCTTTTTTTCTATCTGCGTCTTGCTTATCAAACTCTGCTTGTTTTTTTGCAAGTGCTTCATTGAGAGAATCTTGTAGAGCAAGTTTTTGCTCATTATTTGCTAACTCACTATTGATTAAGTTTTCAAAATGTTCTTGAATTTTTGCAAGCTCTAATTCTCTTTGTTCATCTTCATTTTGTGCATTTGCTTCTCTGACTGTTTTACTAAATTCAGCAAGGTCTTTTTGTCTTTGCTCTTCTTCTTTTACAGCTTTTTCTTTTTCTGCTCTTTCTTGATTTACTGCCGTTGTAATTTGAGTTTGTAGTAATCTTTGTCCACGCAATTTTCGCGTTTCTAAATTTATTAGTTCGGCTTCTAATTTTGCAAGTGCGTCTTTCTCTTCTCTTGTTGTTAAACTTATGGCTTGCTCCTGCTTCATTGCATTGATTACCAGCTCTTTAGCTTCAATTTGTTTTTCAGCTAGCTCATCTTCAAGTGCTTGGGCTTCTCTTAAAAGTTTTATTCTTTCTGTTGCTGAGAATTTTTCTCTATCTTCTGCTTTTAAACGTAAATCATTTATTTTTCTACGTCCTTCTGCAACTTCAACAACAAGCTCTCTTTCAAGTTTATTTGCTTTTGCTCTATCGTCTGCTATTTGTGCGGCGATTTTAGCTTCTGCGTTCATTTCTTTTACAACGTCTTTCGTTGCATTTGCTAATGCTTTTGTTGCAATGACTGCTGGATTTATACCTTCTTGTAATTTGACAAAACTATTGGTTGCATCTGACAAAGCTCCTTTGAAATCACGTTGAAATATTTTTTGAATTGCACTCCCTAACAAACCAACACTTTCAATTACGTTGTTGATTCTATCAGTGACAAAAGATTTTAACGTTTTTGCAAAGTTTTTTATTGATTCAACTGGATTTGTAAAAAGGTTAATAATTCCTTCTCCTAAACTTGCAAGTCTATCACCAAGTACGTTTGTTATAGAACCAATTACTCCAAGTATTTTTGCAAATCTATCTTGACCTGCTTCTGAACGTTTGAATGCTTGTATTAAGCTGACAACTGCAATTACCAACGCACCAATTCCAGTTCCTATAACTGCAACCTTCAAAAGATTGAAACCTTTGGTTGCTCCTGCGACTGATGACGTAAGATTTTTAACTTGTGTTACTGAGCCACCAGTGGCTTTGTCAAGAATTTTTATCGCTCCGCCAAAATCTGCTGTTGCGACTTCGTTGTCTTTGATTAGCTTGTTTGTTTGTTTTCTTTCAAGATTAATTCCTTTAAGAGCATTTTTTTCTTCTGCAATAGCGTTTTTTGTTTCTTTTATACGCTGGTTTAACTTTTTTCTTTGAGATGCTTGAACTCCTGTGTTTCCCGATATATTTGTAAGCTCTTTGTTGAGCTGAATCAACTCTTTTTCTAAATCATTAACAAGTTGCTCACTAGCGTCAAAGGATTTGTTTAATTCATCTAAATTTTTCTTTGCTGTTGCAACATCTACTTTTACATTAAATTCAATTTCTCTAGCCATTTAATTCTCTTTTTATTTGCTTTATTGCATTTTTAAAATTTGTAGGTAAATAATACTTCCCTTGTGCGATTCTAATATTTTCAGTTTCGCCGTTTGCATATTGTAATAATTCCAAAATATTTTCAATCATTGTGAGAGCGGACTTCTGTCAATATTAATTAATTCAAATTTACTTTTACCAGTATTTAAGTTTATGTCAACTTTGTTAATTGTAAGCTCGTCATATCCTAAAACAATCCTGTCATTTGGTTTGATGTCTACAAGAATTTTGTTAGGTAAAAAAGCATTAAATTTTATCAATCTTAAATTTGTCGCAAGTAAGTCGTTGACATAATCAAAATAAAAACTTTTGTACAAACTTTTATTCTCAACTCTAGCTGAAAATTCGTTGACTTCTGCACCAAAATTTATTGTTTGGACTTCTGTAAGTACAGTTTCCGTGATTACAACATCAGTTGAAGTTCCATTGTGGGATATTCGTGATGTTTGTGCATTTATTGATATAGTTCCAGATGATAAAGAAGTTGATTGTACTGCTCCGCTTGTGTCAAAATAATTTATTGTTATGGCGCTAGCTCCGTTGTTTGTAATCTGATAGTTTGACGTGCCAAATAGAGCTTGAGTATTTGATGGTATGAAATAATTTGTAATACTTGTATTGTTGCTGTTGTTTGGATTTACTCCTACAAAATTTATTGCAGTGCTTGATGTTTGTCTAATGCCATAAAATAAAAGTGGTTTTGTTAAAACTGGGTCAAAGTTTCCTTCTGGTACAGCTCTAACATTGTCAGCGTCTTTATGGTTGAAGTTGCCATCTGCGGAATATCCGACCTGTATAAGCGTTTGTGCATTTCCACCGTTGTCAAACAATCTTTCAAATTTCATATGTTCAAAAGGTAGCTCAATCTTAAAAGTTTTGCCAGAATCTATATCTTCTCTTGGGTCTGAAAGTTCTCCAAAATCTTTATTGAAAATGTTCTTATGATTTTGTGCCAAAATTGTTTGTGGGTCTTGAAATTTAAAATTTATTTGTGAAAATGGGTTTACATTTTCGTAAATCGCGTTTGCGTTATCTGCATACTCATTTAAGTCAAATTGTCCACCGCTTGCGTTGTTAACAGAGTCAGCATAATAATTATCTAAAGTATCAATGACTATTTTACCATAGTTTGCTTTTCTTTTATCATCTTCAAAAAATGCAGTTAGATTGAACATTTTGAAAAGTCCAGTCAAAAAATCAATACATTTGATGTCTGGTATTTGTTCCTTGATGTTTACTCGGCTTACTGGACTCTGACCTGTCGCTGTGTAAGTACCTTCTGCGCTTTGTATACTTCCACTTCTTCCACTTTTGATTTCTTCTTGAACTCTTAAAGATATGTTGCTAATTGTCGTGGTTGTGTTGCTTATAATTTTGATTTCAATATTGCTTGTTGTATTACCAAAAGGACTGTGGCTTGTTCTACTTGAGCTTGTCATTGAACCAAACGCAATACCGTCATAGCCAATGATAGCTGTGGAAACCAACAAACCACTTCCAACCGCTTCATCTAAAACTTGTTTTCCACTGGGTTTTTTTGTGTCTATTATTTGTATAGTTGACTCTGCACTCACTTGTACTTGAATAGTGAATTTATATCTTTCCATACTTGTGATTCTGTTGCTCCAATTCTTTTGAAGTCTTGTTGTGAACTCAAAAATACTTTTGGTTTGTGAGCCGACTGTTACTTCTCTAATAGATGTCACATTTACACCAGAAACAAGACTCACGCTTGACAAGAAGTTTTCTGTTGGTGTTGATTGAAGATTAGGGTCTGTAATAGCACCTTTGTTTCTATGAAGCCACATATAAAGATTTGATAATTCAGTTTGAGAATGATTGAAAAAATCAGTTGAAAAAACAATTGGTTTATCTAAAATACCTGCCGTGTCATTTGACCAGTTTTGTTGTTGAATTGCGTCAACTATGTGCATCACTTTCAAAGCTGGTTTGATGTCTGTAAAAGTAAGTCCGCGATTTGTCCCTACGGTAAAACCAGAAGTGGCTAAATTACCGTCATAGTTTACGTTTGCACTTGGGCTTGTATCAAAAAAAAGTCTTTTTGTATGTGTGATGAGCGGATAGATTATTGCGTCTGTATATGTTCTTGAACTGCCAGATATTATTGAATTGTTTGTATAGTCTGGATTTGTGATTGTAAAATCAAGTCCTTCTGTAAGTCCATTATAAACGCTTGGATTTGTACCGTCATAGCTTGTGTAGTTATGGTCAAACTCACTTAGATAATCTAAGTCACTGAGTTTGAAGTCTTTAAGTAAATCTTTCAAAGTGACAGTATTTCCAAAAAATGTAATATTATATGAGAAAGGTCTACCATTTTGTAGTTTCACACTATTTATTTGAACTTTACCAATTTGAAAATGCTGATGATTTATTTCTATTCTTGCATTTAATTTTCTCTTTTGATTTTTAGCGATTATATTGTCAAGTCTATGCCAATGTTTAAACAATTTATTATTTGTTCTGGACGCTGGTACTGAAAAGTTTTTAGTAAAGTTTGTAAATATTTTACTTATGTCTTTTATGTTTTGAATGCTTTCTGTAAAGTTAATTTGTTCATCGTCAAACAAATCTACCTTTGAATAAATTATAGAAGCTAAAAAATCTTCAATTCCCCATACACCAGCGTACTCATTCCATCTTTGAGTGACAAAGTTCCAGATACCAGAATCTTGCACGGATTGCTCAACAGTCGTTTCATTGTCAATAAAAAGTCCAAGTTTATTTGCCATTATGAAACTAAATTTATTTTATCGTAAGCATAGTTAAACTCTATGGTATAATTTGCTAATCTATCATTTAAGCTCGTTCTAAACGTTACATCTTTTGTGATTGGTATTAAAGGGTGTATTGTGCTGTCTTTTGTCATCCAGCATCTTTCCGTAAGCAACAGCTCTTCAATGACTTGGTTGAAGTCATCGTTTACATATCCAGTATTTAAAATTATCTTTTCTCTTCCAATTACGTTTCTGACTTTATATTGATGTTCAAAAGTATTATATGTTGCGGAAGTTGTAAGTGTGTTACTATTATATTCTTCATTTTTTACACTCAAAGATTCTATTGATTTCAAAAAGAAATTTACGGTCTGAATTGCTCCGTGCTTGTTTGCAAAACTTACTGGTATAGGATTAAATTTATTACAATCTTGTTCTTCAATCGTAATTGTTGTTGTACCACTTGAGTCAGTTACATCAACTGAAGTCAAAGTTGCTGTTGTAGATGTGGCGTAAGTAATCGCGTTTGAACTAGCTGTTTGTCCAGTGCTTGCCGAAACAGTGCTTATTGTAGTACTGCCGTTTTTGAAAACTGCCGTTTGACTACCCGTTAATGTGTCGCTTCCAGAATTGACACTGTAATTTGAAAGCAATGGTATTGTAACTGTCTCACCTGCCTTTCTAAATATTGTTGTGTTGCTTTGTAAGAAATTTGTATTTCCTACAACTGCGTTTACGTTGACTGTTGTTAAGCTGTTTGTTTTCGTTTGCGACGTGAATCCTTCATTATAATACCCGTAGCCCACAAAAGCCAACATAATCACGGAAACAACGTCTAAATCAACTCCAAGAGCGTTTTCTGGTGTGATTGTTGCTTCTGCCCAAACTGTTGTTTGAGAAGTATTAATATTACTCGCACTGGATAAAGTATAATTTATATAATCATTTATCAAATCGCTTATTTCAAAAATGACATAATTGTTTGAGCTTATAGCTGATTTTGTCAATGAATAAGTTGCTGTGACTGGTTTATCGGTGCTGAAAGTACCCGTATATATAAACAAGTCAAGTTGTGCGTCTGCTATTGTTGCGTTCTGTACTCTTATATAAATCGGGCTTCTTGTATTTACTTTGAATATTGCCATTATAAGTTTTTTATATCAATTTCTAATGCGTCTCCTAATTTTCTTCTCAATTCTTTAATTCCATCATTAAAAGGTTTTGAGAAAAATAAACTTGGTTTTATACCTTGTTCAAATATTTTTTTTCTTATCAAAAACACTAAAGTTTTTCGTGGGATAAATCTTCCTTTTTTGTCTCTTACTTTAGTTTTTAATTTTTTCTTTTTGATAGACCACTGGTCAAGTGGACTAGCTGGTGGCATACCTTTCAAGCCCCTTATACCACCTTTTGATGTGTATTTGAAAGGGGTTTTATATTTTCTTTTTGTACCGCTAACTCCTAAATCTTGATATTGTCCATAATCAAGCATTTCTAAAATTATTCTTATAACGTTTTTGTCAGTTTTGTCTTTGAACTTAATAGACTCAAATAATTTCTTAGTGACGTTTTTGTCTTGCTTGACTAAATTTTGCTTAGATTGTTTTACAACATTCTCTGCAAAGTTTATTATCGCTTGTTTAGCTTTTTTAAATTCCATTAGCAAATATCTATATCGTTTTGAACTTGAATGTCCATTGTACAAGACCAACCCGCAAGTTGATTTTCAAATCTTTCAAAAAATGGTTCGCAACTTGGGTCTCCTACAAGTTGATATTTATTTAAATATAAAGTCCCTTTTCTTAGTATCATCACCAGTTTATTTAATACACTTAATTGAGTGTTTAAAATATCTTGTTCGTTGTCGTTTCCAAGAAATATATCCGTCTCTTTTTCTTTGTAAACATTAACAATATCCATTGCAAGAATTGTAATGTTGAATGTTAAAACTTGCTCTTGTAGTTGTACGTCATTTACAATGATGTGAGCAAGTGGAAATATTGTTTGTTTACTTAAATCAATGTCAGTAATTTCTCCAGTTGTTACAGTATTGATATTAATATCATTGAGTAGTTGAGTTTTAATATTTTGTGTGATTTGATAAAATCCGCGTATACCTTGATTACTCATCTCATTTTGCTTTTGATATTTTTATTTTCTAATTCTTGCTTCTCTTTCATAAAACTTAGCATTGTAAAACACTTATGAACATTTAATTGAGTGATATTTTCAAATCGTCTAATATCGCCTTGAGCGAGTCCGTAAATGCTAGCATACCATCCCCACTTATGAGAAAATTGTCCGATGGCTGTGAGCTGATTGGCGTCTCCACTGAATAACTCATCATAACCCTTGACAAGTCTATCCCTAAATGATAAAAAAAAAGTATACTTGAGAAAACCACGTCTAAAGGCATCTGCTTCATTTTCTCTTGACCTATGGCAGTATACTCCACAATTTTATATTTGTCTCTTAGCTTTAGCTCTATTGGTCTGTAAAGCACTGCCATAGCTTTCTCCATTTGTTGCCAGTCGCTTATGTATGTGTCTAAATCTATATACTCACCAAGAGTCATTTCGTCAAGGTTTGGAATAAAACCATAATTTGTTTCATTCATTTTGAACTCTCTTATCAATGTGGGTTTTTCTTCAAATATTTTGTTGATGATTTTACTAACTTTTGCTATGTCTTTCATTTTCATAAAGAAAGTTTCTTTAAGTTCTGCTTCACAAAATATTTCAAGCATTTTACTAGCTAGAAACTTCTCGTCGGTATTTTCTTCTTGTATTTTTAAAAACTTTTGGTATTGCCACAATTTGATTTCTGACAAACTTTCTGGAATCTTTAATTTTATTTTCATATTTATATATCGTTTTTTTTATAAGGTTTTTAAATAAAAAAACCCCTATCATAAAGATAAGGGTTTCACCACTTTAAAACTAACCTATGAAAACATATTAACGTGGTTTTAAAAGCTCATCATACTCTTTACTAAAAATGAAATTGAAATATTCTTTTTTAGAAACGGCGTGTCTTGTTTTCGGGTGGATGTATTTTCGTGTTTGTTCTTTGTTGTTTTGCATAATCTTTATTTTACAGTTTTACAAAAGTAACAAAAAAAAAATAGAATAATAAAGAGTAAAAAAAAACCACCTTGATAGGTGGTCTTTGATTTTAATTTTATTAATTTTTATCTTATTTCTAAAAGTTTTTCAGCTTTGCAACCTTGTTTTGATGACTTGATTGTTGTGCCATTTATTGTATTGTAACGATGATTAAAACGTACATATGGGGTTAAATCTTTAAATTCAGGATAGTTAGCTTGTGAAAACCAAAACCAAACTTTGTTGTCTTTTGTAAATCCAAAATGAGATTCGTCTGTTCCCATATTTAAATCGTCATTCAAATTACAATAGTTTGAACATACGTTAGTATATGCTTCAAATTTGTATCCTTTTTTGATTGCGGCTTCAATGTAGTTTTCAATTGTTTTCATATTGTTGTTTTTAAATTTGTACCAAATTTAATTAACATTTGTCAATAAAACAAATATTTTGTAAAAAAAATTTATCTAAGCACATATTTACCAAAATTAACATTGCTTAAAATAGAATAACAAGCGTAGCGCGTTGCGTCAATACAATGGTCGTTTCCTTCTTGTGCTTTGTTTAAAGTTTTTCCAGCTTTGTCCGTCATCCATTTGTAGTTTCTAAATTCTCTAATTGTGTTTGTGCTGTCTTTATGAATGTGGATTTTATAACGTTTAAGCAAATCTATACCCGCGTTGATGCTGTCTTTACCTTTGACGCTTGGTCTGATATTGAATCCAGCTCTACGTATTTCTTCAATTAATCTTGGTTCAGCACTATCAGCGTAAATGGGCGTACGCTCAATATAAAGCGTTTTAAGGAACGATACTATGTCCGACAGTGTCATCATAGTCCGATATAAAAACTCTTTAATAAACAAGCTGTGATTGTCCTTAAACACCGCGATAAGTGTTGTCGGGTCGTTGGTGTAACCAAAATCCATTCCGTAAGAGACTAAACTTGCAGTTTCTGGAATCTTAGAACACTCTGAAAAATTAAATATCACTCCTTTTGTTTTTGTTCTTTGTCCCAATCCGTAAATTTTCCAGTAATCTAAATCAGTTTCTTTGAGTCTTTCAATTTCTTGTATTATACTCTTTTCAAGAAATGGGTTGTCTTTGTATGTGGTGATAAAAAAATCAGAATCTTCACGTGGTATTACTTTCTCATAAATCCAATGGTGTTCTTCTGATGGATTGAAGTCTAAAATGATTCTCCCGTTTGTTCTAAATATTAACTGTTGCCAATCTTCAAAAAACAATTCATTCGCTTCGTTTATAAAAAGTAAATCACGTTTACGTCCACGAATTTTTACTGGCTGGTCTAAAGATATAAATTCAACTAAATTACCAAACAATCTGTACTCGTGATTTGATTTGTTATGATTAAATTCAAAGTACAGTTTTTGAGCTTTGAGTATTTCAAAAAAGTCTCTCATTACTGTCGCTCTCAACGATGGGAAAGTTTTTCTGCAAATAGTTATTATTTTCTTTCTATTTTGTGAACAATAACTTGCAATTATCCAAAGCAAAGAATTGTAAGTTTTACCGCTTCTTGTTCCGCCTTGTTGAATAATTATTTTCTTTTTGGAATTTGCGAGATGTTCAAAAACTACATTAGTTTGAATTTTCATTTTTTATAATCTCAACTTCAATTTTGTTTGGCACACCTTCAGCTCCTGTGATTTCTTGTCTTTCAATATATCCGCGATGTTTACCTTTAGTTTTTAAATAAAATATTGTTGCACTTGTACTACCATCTTTCATTTGTGAGTGTAATTGACTTTCTGCAAAATCTAAAGCAATGTTTTCAATTTCTTTTACTGACTTTGCAAAATCTTTATCTTCTTTAAGCCATTTATAATATGTGCTTCTTGGTATATCAATTTGTTTACAAGCTACTGTCACAACTCCTAAACTATTTTCTAGTGCTTTTAACATTGCT